TAGACAATTTAAATATAACAGAGTATGAACTATCTGTAGTTCATCATAATCCATTATAAGGAGTAAAGAATGGCACAGGCAACAAACTATTTTCCAAGCCAAGATGTTTCGGTTTGGATTGAAAAAGAAACAAAGGTTGGAAGAAGCCAAGATGATACTGTAGATAATGCAGGTTTGACAAAATTACAAGTAACATCTTTCACTATACCTGAAGCATCAGTACCACTTGAGTTTTCATCAGCAAGAAGTGGACAATTTACAACAACTGCTACACAAGGTCATCATTCACAAGGCACAAAGCTATGGACATTTGACACAACACTTAGAGGTACACCATATTCAGTTCTTAGAGCAACAGAAGCGTTATTTGAAGATGGAAGTAGTGAAGCTGTATTAAATAATGATTACACATTTCCAACTGCATCTTATCAACACGATTCTGCATCATCTCCTGCTACATTTAACATTAGATTTATAAATGCAGGTGCAGATGCTACAAAACACAATGTAGTTTGCAGAGGTTGTGTAGGTACAGGATTTACATTAACAGAAGATATTGGTAGTGAAGGTGGCGAACTTGTTTGCACAATTAGTTGGGCAACAGCATATATGCCTGACAATGTAACAGCACAAGCAGATGACGACATTTCATCAGCAGCATACGATACAGGTACACCTAAAAACATTAGAGATTTAGCAAGTGGATCAACAGGTATTAATGGTGGTGCATTAGAAGAACTTGTAGTACAATCTTTTGAATTATCTGTGCAAAGAACAATAGAAAGAATACACTACATTGATAATACAGATGGATCATACGAGCCGTTTGGATATGCGATGACAGGTGGATTTGAAGTAACAGGCTCATTGACAGTAATTAGAAATGACGATGTACATGATTTGATTGAAGGTGGAGAGTTTCATAATAGTACAGCAGTAGATGTTAATATACAAGAATCATCAGGATTTGCGATTGCACTTGATAAATGCTTATTAGGTGAATCATCTATTGATAATGGTGGTGCAGTATTAATGCAGACTATACCATTTACAGTAGTAGCAGATGATGATATTTCTTCTACAACTAAAATGTTAGGAATCACTATATCATAATGAAAATAGAACTAAAAAGTAAAGAAACTGGTAAAAATATTTCGTTTAATTTAAAAGAAGTGACGATGCCCTTGAGAGAACAATTTGTTGATGCTTATATGGTTGCAGAATCTAATGAGCCACAAAAGTTTTCTCTTTGGGTTAATTGTGTCAGAATAATTACTGACCTAACAGATGATGATCTTCTAAAATTAACTGATTTAGATATTGTGCAAATTGCAGTAGAGTGCATACTAATAGTTAATAATAAAAAAAAAGCGAAGAAATAAAGTTACGTCTTAATGTTCAAATTGCACTAAATGGTGTGCAGAAAAAACATAGTTTGCCTTATAAATTTCCTTATAAGGCGATGAATCCTATGACAACAAAGGAACAAACATTTGAAAGCCAAGAAGATGTTTATTTGGTTTTAGAACAATGTTACGATAAGTGTATAGAAAAGGGATATAATCGGTTGGGAGAAGCCTTATATAAACAATCACTATTTATAGCTAACGATGTTATGTTTTTAGATAGTAAATGTCAAGATAAAATCAAATCATATAAATTTTGTAAAAAATTTAATTGTCCACCATATCCATCTCTGCAAGAAACACCAATAGATGTCATAGATTCATTCAATATTATAGACGAAGAAATTGAGCAGTTTACACACAAGGAAAAATAATGTCAAATAGCAATACCTTTTTAATAAAAGCAACTACACAAGGATTTAAAAAAGCACAGGGCGAGGTTAAAAATTTAACTGGCTCAATGAAAAAATTTGCAGCAGGGTTAATAAGTGTAACTGCTGCGTATAAAGGCGTTGGTGCGATGGTTGATTCTGTAAAATTAGCAGGTAAATTAGAAGGGGTAGAATCAGCATTTAATAATCTTCGTAAAGAAGCAGGATTTTCTATTAATACTTTTAATAAATTAGATAAAGCATTAAATGGTACAGCAGACAGAATGGTTGTAATGGAACAAGCGAATAATGCTATGCTACTTGGTATTGCAGATTCTGAGGATCAAATGGCTGAGATGTTTGACATTGCACAAAGATTAGCAAAAGCAGTTGGTCAAGATGCTGCCTTTGGTATTGAAAGTTTAGTTACAGGTTTAGGTCGTCAATCAAAACTTATGCTTGACAACTTGGGAATTATGGTTGATACAGATGCTGCTTATAAAACTTATGCAGAAGAATTGGGTAAAACAGCAGATGAGTTGTCAGATGTAGAGAAAAAACAAGCATTTGTAAATGAAGCGATGCGACAAGGTAAAGAGCTTGTTGATGGTATAGGCGAAGAATCATTAACTACAGCAGATAAACTTGCACAACTTAATACATCTGTAACAAATTTTAAGATAGCAGTTGGAGATGCACTTATTGAAAGTGGTGCAATAGATATGTTTAATAATTTTACAGCAGCATTATCTAACTATGCAGATAAAATGAGAACAGCAAGAATAGAAACTGAGAGTATGTCAGAAGCTGAAAAAGAGTTACAAACAATAATACAACTTGAACAACAACAGCTTGGTGAATTAAATGAAAAAATGGAATTTTTTAATACTTTAAAAAACACACAATTAAATAATACTGATTCAGAAATCGTAAAACACAACAAAAGAAATGAAATATTAAGAGCATCGCTTGAAGTAGATAAAATGATGCAAGATACAGGTCTTTCGCGAGTCGAATTGCAAGAAAGATTGCAACATCAAATAGACCAGTTCACACTATCATTAGCAAATTATCAAGGGCAACTTGCAGATGAAACTGAAAAAAGACAAGAAGCTAACCAAACGACAAAAGAATCTATAGGTATAAACAAAGAAAACAACAAATTAGAAAAAAATAAACTTGAATTAATAACAGACCAAATACAAGAACAAGCAAGAAAAATAACATTTGAAAAAGATGGTGCGAAAATTTCAAACTCTCTTGGCAAGGCTGCTATTAAAATGGGCAAAATGAACGCAATGGAGCGTTGGCAAACAACGTTATCAATGGCACTTGTAAATGCAGCAGCAGCAATATTGAAAGCAAGTAAAGAGGGTGGATTGATGGGTGGAATTATGATGACTGCAAAAGTCGCACCACAAGTTTCAGCAGTATATGCAAACAAACCTGCACAAACTGGATTTGAAGGCGTAGTAGATGAGCCAACACAATTTACTGTTGGTGAGGGTGGGGCAGCAGAATATGTATCTGTAACACCTCTTGAAGGCGTAAACAACGCAGGTGGACAAGGAGTAAATATAAATATAAGTGGGAATGTAATGTCGGATCAGTTTGTAGAAGAAGAACTTGCCGAGCGAATACAAGAAGCAGTTAGAAAAGGCGTAGATTTTGGGATGTCATGATAAAATTAAATAGTACAATAAGAAATGATATAAAAGCAGGTGTTCAAAACTTTGAATATTTAATAAATATTAATGATGAAGTTTATGTAGCTACAAGAAAGCAAATGTTAAGAAAAACACCTACTATTTCCCTTGATTTGCGATTATCAATTACATCAGGCAAAGGCGAAGATTTGTATTTTGAAGATGCAAATATGAGAATTACAGATTTAAGCGAGAAAATAGACCTAAAAACAAAGAAAACACAATTAGGTAATAGTACGATAACTTTTGCTAATTTTAGTGTTTATAAGGGTGGAAAAGAAAAAAAGTTTTCAGATGAATTTGGTGAGTTAGTTGGTAAAAATTTAAAAATATATTTTAAAACTCAATCTTGCAAAACAATATTAGAATGTTTACTTGTTGCACAGCTTAAAATTACAAGAATAAAGCACGATGATAAAAAAATAACAATATCAGCAAATGATCTTAGCATTGATTCTACATACAAAGAAATACCTAACAATAATTATGTATTATTAAAAGATATAAACACATTTGACCATTATTCATTAAAGCCAGTACCAACTTTATATGGACATTTAGAAAATGCACCTGCTATTGTTTATAAAGAAACACAGGGTGATACATATAAAATAAAATTTATACCTGATACATCGTATTTTGATGACACAGAAATTGGTGGAATATTGCCTTTTAGTAATGATGGTGAAAATGGTATAGTTTTTAATGATGGAGATGGTGAGTTTGGTGGCACATTAACAAATAAATTTTTACAATTAGCAAGACAAAATGTTTTAAAAATTGGTTTAGGCGACCATTTATGTGATGTACCTTGTTTGTCATATCAACAAACAAGAGAAAATATTACAGATACACAACACGAGGACAAATTTAAATTACATACAAAGGCACAATGGTTTTCTGATCAAAATCATATTCTGTTAAACTTTGATGTTGGTGAAGAAACAGACGAATCTTTAGAAGAAGCATCTTTGTGGTGTGCAATAAATCAAAAACCATTAACACAAGAAACACTAACATATCAAATACGTGCAAAAGAAAGTACTGGTACATCAGGTGGCTACGAAGGCTTTTATGATGGAGCATATAATAATATTACTATGATGAGTGTGATGGATGAACATAATCCACCAAATGATGATGCTGATAGGAGCGTTTATAAGGTTGGGGTACAAAAATTTAAATTTGCACCATTTTCAGGATTTGATTTGAACGATAAATTAGACGAAGATGAAAAAGAGCTATATAAAACTGATGCACATTTTTTAGGTAACCTTAAAGTTACGCAATTTCTTAATTCAGCAAATGATTCACATAAATCTACTTTGATTCATTCAGTTTTCTCGCCACCAATACATAAAGATGATGCAGTTGATGAAGATAATTATCGTGATAATGTAGGGTATCCTGCATCTTTAACAAACGAAATGAATGGTGGGACAGTAGATGATTTTAATTTTAATGATAAATTTGCAAGAACAACGATAAAATTGCAAGGTGTTGCTGATGGATATGATGAAGGTTTTAATTTAGAGTTTGTAAATTATAGAAGTTCATTTACATCATCTTTATTTGGTTATCGTGATAAAAATTCATTTGTAAGTAGATATAGAGATGGTGCAGAATTTAAATATCCAACTATGGATGCAACTATATTGAGCTTGTATTATTTTGTTGATGATAATACTGGTGGAACACTTGGCACAGCGCCAAATACAAGAGTAAACATAACGCCTGAGTGGCGTGATGTAGAAATGCGTAAAGTATGGTCAAACAAACAAATATTTGAAAAAGATTTTTTTGTTAATGCAAAAGGGAAGCTTGGTGATGTTGAGCCTAATATTAAAGATGTAAGTGGAAATATAATAATAAAACACGAGGGAGCAGATATACCATCTTTTAGTGAAAATAATGCTTGGAAAGATAACATACATTTTACAGAATTTTATAAACTTTTAACAAACTTAGAATTTAAAACTAAAACAATAGATGGAGAAGTGTATCAAATAATGTTAGCTTCTTATAACCCATCAACAGATAAATATAATTTTTTATTTGATGTAGAAATTGAGAATTTACATTTTGTAGAAGAAGATTTGCCAACAGGGATATTTCTTAATAATATTTTATATCCGAGTGGCACAACAATATCACATAGAACGGGATGGATTTTCAAATTTTACGGAAAATATTTTGGCGACCAATACAATATAAATTACTCAGGATTTAGGCGTGGATCAAATGGCGTAAGATTGGTTTATGGTAAAAAAATATACGAAAATACTTTTGTGTCTGATATAGAATTTGTAGAAGATGAAGTGTTTAACGATTTTAATGAGAATAATTATTATGAGTTTCCTTTTGAAGGACAAGAGTTTTCATCAGATGATGAACTTGGATATACAAGTGTATTTTGGGAAGCAAATGCACAACAATCAAAAAAATTAATTGAAAAACCACACGAAATAATACAAGACTTGCTATCGCAGCAAGATGCTGTAATAAATTTTGACGATGAAAAAATAAATAAAATATATGAACAAGCACCTGAGTACAAACTTGCATTTTCTATAAATGAACGAAAAAACACAAGTGAAATTATACAAAAAATTTGTCAGCAATCGCCAATATATTATAGATATAGAGGTAGAGATAGAAAAATTGTAGTTGATTTTTTTAAAAACAAATATGATGATAGTGATTTAAGTGGTGTTATAGAAACACAAAGACTTTTAAACTTTAGCTTTGATAGAACAAAAATAGAAGATGCTTGTATGGGTGGTGTTATTGTTAATTATGCTTATAATTATTCAACAGAAAAATTTGATAAAAGAACAGGTAAAAGAGATACAGGTGTATTTAGAACAGATTATGCACAATACTATGGTATAGATGATTTAAAGGGGTACGAGGTAGAAATAGATGCACCATATATTCAAGACAAAGGCACAGCAGAATTTTTTAGAGATTATTATTTTGAGTTAAACAAGCAACAAAAATTAACGTGCAGGTTTGAGCTTCCAATGTCAGATGGAATACAGTATGAAGTTGGCGACATTATAAGGTTTGATGCAAATCCGAATAAAACACAACCTTTTGGTATAGATTTAACTACAAATAATCAAATAATAGACCAAGAATCAACACCATACTTTTTTATAACAAAAGTACAAAAATCATTATTTAGGGTAAAAATAGAGTGCGTACAGACACACGACCTAAAATATAACCTACCACAAGTTTCATTACTTGGAGATATAAATTTAGATGGTCAAGTAACATCTGAGGGTTATAATAATGATTTGTTTTTATTGTTAGATATGGTCGGTTCTACTGGACAAGATATTACTTATGACGAATTGCTTGAACAAGGATACACTATAGAACAAATAGTAAATGCTGATATGAATCAAGATGGGGTAATTAATCAAATAGATTTAATATTGTTTATAGAACAATTTGGTGGATCAGTATCATAATGAATACAAAAATGAGCATACTACAAGATTTCGATAAAGTAATTATAAATAATTTTGAGCCTTTTCAATATATGATAATTAATTTTAATGGCTCGTTTCAAGGCGATATGGTAGCAAATGGTAATTTATTGGTAAAAAAAGACCAGTTGTTTATTTATGGAGTAAATCTTGATAGCACTAATGTATTGTTTACATACGATGGCGATTTAAGTATAAAAAGAGTATATGCTTATATAGACAATATAAATCATTATGTAATAACAAGAAAAAGCTCAGATAATGTAAATACAATTAAATCTACTTGGAATTTATCTACATCAAAATATACAGATTTTTATCGCACAAACAAGGGTAAGCCATACAGGCAAACAATTTTAAGAAAGAGGAAATAGATGGCAGGAACAGTAGCAAGACCAAAGGTATATATAGATTATATAAGTTATTTTAGAGCAACAGGACTTGGTGTGCAATCTCAATCTAATAATATAGTTGAAGATACATCAGATTTATTTCATTATAACCCCAGTAATACTAAAGAATTTAATCCTATTAATCCTGAAAACACATTAAAATTTAATATACAATTAGGAGATGGTACAGGCGAATCACAAAAACTTGTAAAGTCTATAAATTTTGGTGCTTGGCTAAATCACAACGCAGAAGATTTAGGTGCAGACTATCTAACAATAAATAGCTTGGATACATCAAACTTTACGGCAACACTTAATACAACATCAATAAATAATACAGCTAACAAAAATAATTTTAGACTACAATCACTTGATAGTTCTTTATTTCCAACAAATGCCTATGGTGTTTCATTTGAAGCTGCAATATCTAACTACACTTCATCATTCAAATTAGGATCAGTAATTGCAGGTCGCACATTTACATTTCCACATAATGCAAATTTATCTATGAACATAAACAATGAAACCAACATTAGAAAAACAAGAACATTAGGTGGATCAGATATAGTAGATATAAACTACTACAGACAGCCTTTATGGAATGGATACCCTCCATTTGTAGCAACTAATGAGCCATCACTTAGTGCAACATCATCTATAGGTAGAAGATCGTGGGCATTAACATTCTCGTTTTTAACACAAGATAGTACATTTCCACAAGATATGGGTGAAGGTTTTATGTTTGATAACAATATAACAGATGATGGCGTAAATACGTGGACTAACTGGACAACTGAAAACATAACCTCGCATTTTATGACATTAACGCTAAACGGTCAGCTTCCATTTATGTTTCAGCCTGATGACACAAAAAATGTGTATGCGTGGTGCAGACTAAAATCAAATACATTTTCTGTGCAACAATCAGCACCTAATTTATATACTTCAAAAATGACTTTTGAAGAAGTTTGGTAGATTTCCCTCCGACATCCTGTTTTATAGGATAGCGAAAGAAAAAGCTCTGTTATTGCAATAGGGCTTTTTTTTTGCCTATTTCTCCTCGACAAAAGTGAGATAAAATCCCCCTTTTACTTGACACTAATATTGCATTATTTTTAAATATATGTAAATAATGCTTTGTATATATTAAGTATATATGTATATTAGTAGCACGTAAGACGTAGGAATCTTAATAAAAATAATGACATAGGAGAAAACAAATGAGTATGATAGATAAATACGAATCGCTACAAGATAAACTTGGTTTTGATATACGTGAGTTATCAGAGTATAAGTTTGCACAACGACAAAAGAATGAGGTTATTATGGATAAAAAATACAAAGATGCAGAAATAGTGAGTGATGACTTACTTGTTATCAAAGAAAAACTAAAGTTAAGTGGTTGGAGTGGTTATGAGATACTTGGCTTTGTAAATGGTGACAAGAACTATAAAGTTAAATTAAAAGATAATAGCAACTTTGTAACTATAATTACAATGGAGAAGGAAGGTCGTATAATCCATATATTACAAGACAAGACTAAGGGGGTAAAATAATGCCTATCAATATACACGGAAAAGAATATGTTACAGTAGCAGAACGTGTCCAAATGCTACACGATTCAGATTTAACAGAAATTAGCCTAAATACAGAGATTTTGCACGATGACGATAAAAGCATCGTTATGAAAGCAACTCTTGAAATAGATGGCAATTCTTATACTGGAATCGCACAAGAAATCAAAGGCTCAACTAATATTAACAAAACATCAGCTTATGAGAATTGTGAAACAAGTGCAGTAGGTAGATGTCTTGGGTTTGCAGGTTATGGATCAGTTGAATCGATTGCAAGTGCAGATGAGGTTGCAAATGCAGTTGCACAACAACAACCTGAATATGCGACACCTAATCAAGTAAAGTATATTAAAAACTTGTGTCAAGAAAAGAATATAGATACAAGTAAGTATAACTTTGATGATATGACAAAGCAAGAAGCAGGTGGAATAATTGAAAAAATAATAAAGGATAAATCATGATAAGTAGTAAAGGTTGGATTTATATTGGTATTTTAATTATGTGCTTTGTTATATGGTATTATATATATAAAGTAATTATGTTTTGTTCAAACTAAAGGAGATAGAATGAAAATCAACAGAATGAAAGTAGGAAGTTATGGTAAGATAAAAGCATTTTTTGATTTAGAACTTGATAATGGTATTGTTATTAAGGGGTTTAAATTAATTGAAGGCAAAGATGGACTATTTGTAGGAAATCCATCGCAGAAAAATGCACAAGGCACGTATGATCAAATGTGCTTTATACCAAAGGATGTCAATGATAATATTAAAAAGATTGCATTAGATTACTATGCAAACGAATCACAATCAGCAGGTGATGTACCTTTTTAATGATATATAAACTATACGAAGATGTAGAGTGTTTTGTGTGTTTAAAATTAAAGCCATTTAAAGAGGTAGAAGAAATAATGATTGAAGTTTTAGACACACAAGCATCTGCAAACGTATGCAAAAAATGCTTAGGAGATTTAAAGAGATGATAATATATGAAATAATATGTAGTAGTAGAGCAGAAGATGTATCTGTGTTTATGTCAAATTTAAGAAAAGCAAGTAGCTTTGTAGCTAAGAATAAAAAGTTATTTGATGAGTGTGATATAAAAAAACACGTTATAGGTAATAATAAATGCGAGATAATTAAATTTTTAAATAGGGAGAATGGCATTGGATAATTTAACAGGATTATATGGTTTGCCTTATTATATATATACTGATTTACTCAAGACAAGCTATAAACAACCTAAAAAATCAAAATACTTTGAAGATAAATATAAAGCAAAGGGTACAGAGGTACGAGATGCCATACGTGAGCTTAGAGTGAAGCATAAACAACCTGTATGCTCAGGTGCAACTGGATATTATTTTGCACCTAACAAGGCACATTGGGAACGTACAAAGGCACAACTATTGTCACGTGCTAATAAGCTAAGAGAAGCAGCAAATAATCCTGATGAGTATTTTTATGATGGCAAACAAGGTAGTATGTTTTAGGCTGAGATATGTTTCTTTACTATAAATATTAACTTACAGGAGAAAACAATGAATATTTTTTTAATAATTTTAATTTTTTTAGTATTAGTATTTGTTGCTTTGTTTTGTATTTTGCAAATTATAAACATAATGTCTAAGTGGTATTAGACTAACATAGGAGAAAAAAATGAAGGGTTGGATTTCAAAACATAGGAAGGTTTTAGAAAATCCCATAGTAAAAATGGCAAAGGTAAAAAGTCCATACGAAGCGTGGGATATATTATTATTTAAAGTTAATCATAAAGAAAGAAAAGTAGTTATAGGCAACGAGATAATTAAAGTAAACAGAGGTGAAACAATAACATCATTACAGAAGTTACAAAAGGAATTTGGATGGGGATCAACGAGAACAAGATCGTTTCTAAAATTATTACAGGCTGATGGAATGATAACATACGAAAGCAACACTAAATACACTAAAATCCTCGTCAATAACTATGAAAAATATCAAAATATACAACACGATAACAACACGCTACCAACACGCAACCAAAAAACGAACAACAAACGACCAAATACAAACAATAATGATATAAATAATGATATAAATAATGTTAATAAGAGAAAGCAAAAATTTATTAATGAAACTTTGTCTGTAATAAAAAATAAAAATATTGATATTGAAGTATCTAACTTAGAAGCCTTTACAGATTATTGGACAGAGCTTAATAGATCAAAAACTAAGATGAAGTTTGAACTACAACAAACATTTGAAATATCACGTAGATTAAAGACGTGGGTAAAAAATGATTCTAATTTTTATAATAAAGCCAATTCATTGAAACCACTTAAAAAGAAAAAGAAATTTAAACACAGCTCAACTTACAAGCATTACGTTGGATATTGTGGCAACACTAAATGCCCTAAATACGGACATAGCGACTTCTATGATATTTGGGAAACAGATAAAGGGTTATCACAAACTAAATGCTG